AAGGGAAAATTGCTGCATCTGAAGATACAACACCATAGCCTAGAAATACAGTAACACTACCTGCATTGATAATTCTGTATTGGTTGCCACCCAAAGTACTTGACGAACACTGTACAGGCGTAGGAGCAGAGGTAGCAGCAGTAAATACTACTGTGTTACCTGTCTTTGTAAATGCTTGTATACCCATGCTTTACTCTCCTTGTGTAGGCCAAGTGACTTCCCAAGGAAAGCCAGGCTGTGTAGGAACATCTCTTAATGCTTGGGTAGTCATTAGTCACTCCAATGCCTGTATTTGAGCCGATAGCACATTTAGTTGTGCAAGCAGTTCTTCTTTTGTTGGGGCTGATGGTGCAGTGCGTGGCACATATGCTTCTATTTCAGCAATCTCTTCGGGCGTTAAATTAACGTGGCTAATTTCACCCGTACTTACGTCACATACTATTTTGTGCATGATAAATCCTTATTCATAAGAGATGTTAATTTCGCCAGCGTCAAAACTATCTGGTGGCGCAGTAAAAGTTATTTGCGTGAGTTCTGCGGAAAGTGATTTATTACCGGCAACTACATAGTTTGCATTTGAACCAACTCGCCCTTGTAAAACCCCTTGGGCTACCCACGAATATGTGGAAGAATTTTCAAGAGAAAGAATGACACTACCACTTAACACATCGCTTGCCGAATTAGAAAATACAAGAAAGCCATCTCCAGTAACGCCAGATGACACAGCAGAAGTAAGTTTTGAACCAACACTTAAATATCCCGTTGTTTCTATGCCGCCAGAATCTCCAATTTGAATTAGTTTATCCCCTGTCCCATTAGTTGAAACGCCTGTGAACATCATCGTAATGCGTTTTGTACCAGCAGGAATCCCAGTAAAGGTAATAGCAGTGCCAGAAGTCGAGGCAACTGGAGTACCCATTGTGATGCCGCCACTACTTGCGGGGGTAACCCAAGTTGGAGCAGAAGCTCCATTACTTTGTAAAAATTGACCTGCTGTTCCCGCCGCTGTGTAAGCATGGGCTGTACCCGTACCATAACCAGCGCCACCAGCCGTTGCTGTTGCCGTTGAGTTAGTACCGCCATTGGCAATAGGTAGCGTTCCTGTCACACCAGTAGACAATGGCAAACCAGTTAAATTAGTTGCTGTTCCGCTAGATGGTGTTCCCAATGCTCCACTAGGAGCAACATAGTCTGTACCCGCAGTAGCAGCAGAAATTGCAGTACCGTCACCTTTTAAAACACCAGTAATTGATGTTGTAAGGGTGATAGCTGGTGTTGTTGTTGCATTTGCAACTGTACCTGCAAAACCGTTAGCAGACACTACGCTTACGGTTGTTACTGTGCCAGTGCCGCCAGCAGTAGAAGCTATGGTTTGGTTAGGCCAAGTGCCTGTTATTGTTACGTTTGTACCCGCAACAAGGCTAGGTGTAGCAGTTCCACTACCTCCATTTGCTATTGGCAACAAACCAGTAACACCTGTTGTTAAAGGCAAACCAGTTGCATTGGCAAGTGTTGAACTTGTCCATGTTGTGCCGTTAGAAACAAGCACGTTGCCAGTAGTGCCTGGTGAAACAAGTAGTACGCTACCTGTTGCATTGCCAATCATGACGCTGTTAGCAGTTATTGAGGTTAATCCTGTACCTCCTTGGGCAGCAGTAATGGGTGTAGAAACGCTAGTGATAGTAACGTTTGCTAGAGATAAATTCCCAATACTTGTTGTTGTGTTTCCTAGATAAACCGCTGTATTACCAATCGTGATGGCAGTAGCAAAGTTACTGTCTAGTTGGGTTAGAGGGATGGCAGCGGTTGCTGTACCAAATGTAAACGGAACTGGCATTTTAGAACCTCACTCTCAATTCATGTTCAAACTCAATTGTGTTAATAGTAAATCCAGGGTTTGTGGATGTCATCGTCAAACCCAAATATTTACCATACTGTTGTGCATCTGACTTGTACAGGGCATACCCAGTACTTGTCAACCAGCCTATTGTCGCCAAACTGTTGTTCTGCCAAGGGATTGTTAGCCCTAAATTGTTGTACCAACTTACAGTATTGCTCAATGTATAAACAGGACTAGACCCTTGTTCACTGTCTACTGTTATGTTGAATGTGCCACCTGTAGTAAGCGTTGCCTCTATACCAAATTTTAATGCTTGTTTGGTACGGATAGGGTCTTTCATAGGAGATAAAGAAGTCTGTATCTCTGAAGACACATTTGCAGTTGTGTCCCCGTATAAACGATAAAGAGCTGTGTTTGTAACACCATACAAATTTATCAAACCGCCTACAGGAGCAGAAGACAAGTAATTTATTTCTCCTTGACTGGTAACAAACCACTTCTTCTCAAAAAATACGCACTGTACAAACCTGCTTCCCGTGGTGGTTGGGAAAGTTGACAACAAATAAAAGTTAAAAGCCGCACACAAGATATTGTTGAGCAAAACCTGACCCGCAGTCACAGGTTTACTAAAGTCTATAAACGGAAAAATACCATCTAACTGGTCAGAAATCTTGCTTGTTGTTGAACCTACTAGGGCAAATACCCCATAGTTATTCATAAACAAAACTGAGCGGAAATATGGGAAAACAGCGTATTTCAGCTTACTTCCAACTGAGGCAGACACGTTTGTGTTGGTAAACAGAGTATCCCCTGTACCTGTAATCCTCACATCTGAAAAGACGTTAATACTGTCTTCACCGAAAATATACAAAAAGTTGTTGGCAGACACCATGTTTTGGATATTGCCACGCAAAGTCGAGTCAGTAATGATTTCAGCGCCAGCAGAAACAGAGGTGAAGTCAGTAGGACTAGTAGCAGAAGAATAGGTAACTGTACGACCTGTAGAAATCCAAACACGACCAGAAAAGGTAGCAACGCTAGATATTTCTTCTAAGTTAGGTACACCTATCACAGTGGCATTTGCGTTTCCTGTGGGCGTAGGTGGTGTAGCTATAGTTACAGTAGGAACACTTGTGAAGTTATCCCCCACATTTGTCATGATGACTTCAGTAACAGCGTTGCCAAACACAATAGCAGTAGCTGCGGCATTAGCGCCACCTCCACCCGTGATGGTTACAGCGGGAGGGGAGGTTGGGTTATAACCAGAACCACCATTGGTAACTTGTACGTACAACGCACCTTTAGTAAAAGTTAACAATTGGGCAATAGCGTTAGCACCGCTACCGCCACCGCCCGTGATAGTTACTGAAGGAGATGCCGTGTACCCACTACCACCCTCTACTATTTGAATAGAAGAAACAGCATTTGCTGTAATTGTTGCTTCTGCTGTTGCTTGTGTGCCATTTGCCTGGTTTGGAGAAGAGATGGTTACTGCTGGCGCAGAGGTGTAACCTGAACCCCTTGCAGTCAAACCTATCCTACCTACACCACCAATATTAAGTAAACTAGTGCCATCCCAAGAAAATAGTCCTTTGTTGGGGTCACCTATATATACTTCTTCATTTTTCCATTGGGCTGTAGATATGTTGGCAGAAGAGAAAGTGCCTGTTCCACCCACATTGCCTACAGTGCCTGAATTTATAACTACGTATTGCCCTCTACCATCTTGTTCAAAAGCTAATATATAGTCCGATAAACCAAGATTAGTGTTGGTAAGGGTTGTTACTGTGTTTCCAAAAGAAATAGCGTTATTACCGCCATCTTTTACTGTGACTTGAGCGGGAACAATCTTAATGTTGCCAAACCCGATAGGCATGGCATTCTCAATCCAAGAGAATTCCTCGTCATCAATAGCTGTCCTGTTGGACTTGGTGTTTAAGCCCTTGAAGTTCTTATAGACAGCATACGATTTTTTTTGCTCTGCTGCTGCCATGATTAGAAAGTAGAGTAGGGGTCAGGGATTCTGCGGGTGTACACAGAGTTCAACACTGCTTGGATTTGCTTTGCATACTCTTGCTTGTATATCTCAGCTTCTCCATAGCTTTGTTCTTTGTACTTGGCTTTGTAAGCCGCATAAAAAGCTACAGGCGTAGTGTAGGGGTCTTGTATTTGGTCAGTTGCGCCAGCGTTTGTAGATA